CCTGCTAGCCTACCAATAGAACGTCCATACGGTAATAGAACTGCTATACCCTATGGATTAAGTTGCCCAAATGAGAAGGTAATAGAAATAGATGGAAATGCTTGACTCTATAATGAAATGGATCGTGGCCCCAGTGACCGCATTCGTTTGGCTCATATACCAACGTCAAGCTGACCAACATACAGACATTGCCCTACTTAAATCTCAGGCATCATCAGATAGAATGTATCATGATCGTGAGATGAAAGAGATGAGAGAAACAGTTAAGGCTATATTCAGTAAGCTGGACACTATTGAAGCTTCACTACGGAGTAAGTAATGGATCCAATTACACTCATGGCTGCAGCTAGTACTGCCTTCAGTTACCTTAAGAAGGGTATTGAAGTTGGTAAAGAGCTGAGTGACATGGGGTCGCAATTAAGTTCATGGGCTAATGCTATCTCCGACTTAGACTTCATGGTTGCACAGGCACAGAACCCACCGTGGTGGAAGTCCATGACAGGTTCAGCACAGTCAGATGCCATAGAGGTATTTGCAGCTAAGCAAAAAGCACTAGCCATGAGGGCTGAGCTTAAGCAGTACATCCAGTATGCCTATGGTCAGTCTAAGTGGGAAGAGTTCGTATCACTTGAAGGTAAGATGCGTAAGCAACGTCAAGACCATGAGCATCGTAAACAAGAGATACGTAACAATATAATTAACTGGATAGTAGGTCTATTCTTTGGGACTATTGGTCTAGGATTAATAATCTTTCTAACTTGGTTTTCATGGACAAATAAAGCATCATGACACAAAAACAACTACAGCAAGATTCCAAGTATAATTCTTTTGATTCTAATGGTGATGGCATTGTAAGTGACGAGGAACTAGCCCTATCTGAACGTATGCTTCAGATTGAGAACAACGACAAGATGCAAGACCAACAGAGGCTGATGGCATGGGTAGCTATGCTATCTTCTATTTTGACCGTAGCAGCCCTCCTAACTCCTCTTGTAGGCATAGACCGTATGAACAGCGCAGCAGGGTTCCTGAACACCTTCCTGGTGGCACAGACAGGCATTGTAGTTGGCTTCATGGGTATGACAGCTTGGGCTAAAAGCAAAGGATAACACATGGGATTAATTGATACGCTTGTCGGCCCAGTAACTAACATTATTGGTAAGATCATTCCTGACAAAGATCAAGCGGCTAAGCTTGCTCACGAAATAGCCACCATGTCTGAGAGAATGGCTAACGAACAGATGTTAGCTCAGCTTGAAGTCAATAAAGCTGAAGCTGCTAGTGGATCATTATTTAAAGGGGGGTGGCGCCCTAGTATAGGATGGATATGTGGGTTAGCATTGTTTTGGTCGTTTATCTTGCAGCCTTTTCTTGTCTTCTTTTTGTTAGTCTTTGGCGTTGATCTACCACCTCTACCTGAAATTGGTACAGCAGATCTTATGCCAATACTATTAGGTATGCTAGGACTAGGTGGGTTAAGATCATACGAAAAAGTACAAAAGGTTACTAAATGAAAAAGAACTTTGATGAATGCCTAGCACTCTTGTTGTCACATGAAGGTGGCTTTGTTAATCATCCTAAAGATCCTGGCGGCATGACTAACCTAGGTGTTACTAAGGCTGTATACGATAAGTATGTAGGGCATGAGAGTACTGAAGCTGAGATGAGATCACTGACACCTGAGTTAGTAGCACCTATATATAAGAATAACTATTGGGATAAAGCACACTGTGATGATATGCCTAATGGTGTTGATTGGGCTATTTTTGATTGGGGTGTAAACTCAGGTATGAGCCGTCCAGTTAAAGCTTTGCAACGTATTGTAGGAGTAACTGCTGATGGCGGTGTTGGCCCTTATACTCTACGTGCTATTGGTAATAAAGACTCTACGGAGCTAGTCGAGAAGATGTATGAAGCTAGACAGCACTTCTATGAAAACTTAAGTACCTTTGCTACCTTTGGTAAGGGCTGGACTAGACGTAATAAAGAAACACTTGAGCAAGCTCTCAAACTAATTAAGGGATAGTACTATGGCTAAGATGACAGCAGAAGAATTACGTATTCAAGCACAGCTAGATCGTTCAGCAAGGCTAGGTGACAAAGGCCCAGCAGGTGGTAAAGCTAAGCCTATGGCGTACAAGGCCCCATCTAAACTTGCTCCATCTACTTCAATGCGTCCTAAGCCACGCCCTAAGAACTTAGGTAAATAGTCATAGGGTATTGACAAATAAATAAAAGTGTTGTATAATTGCAACACATACATAAACTAAGGCTTTTATTGCAACATGAATGCTACTGTAGACCAGATCAGAGCAGCGGCTGAAAGTGATTTAGAAGTCTTTATTCGACTTGTGGCACCCGATCAAGTACTAGGTCAATGTCACTCTGACTTAATAAGTTGGTGGACACGTCAAGAACACAAGACTCACCAACTAACACTCTTTCCTCGTGACCACCAGAAGTCACGTATGGTTGCCTACCGTGTAGCTTGGGAGCTTACTAAAGACCCAACACTACGTGTGCTCTACATCTCAGCTACTGCTAATCTTGCTGAGAAACAACTAGGCTTCATGAAGGGTATCCTTACCTGTGAAACCTACAGACGATACTGGCCTGACCATGTTAATGCAGACGAGGGTAAGAGGTCTAAGTGGACTAACTCTGAGATTGCATTAGACCACCCTAGACGTAAGCAAGAGAATGTTCGTGATCCATCCATCTTTACTGGCGGTCTTACTACTTCTCTTACTGGGATGCACTGCGACATTGCTGTACTTGATGATGTTGTTGTGTACGAGAATGCTTATACGGGTGAGGGAAGGAATAAAGTTAAGAGTCAATACTCGCTTCTATCGTCTATTGAAGGAGCTGAAGCAAGAGAGTGGGTGGTAGGAACTCGTTACCATCCTGCTGATCTTTACAATGATCTTATGATGATGGTCGAAGAAATCTTTGACGATACAAGTAATAAGATTGGTGAAGAGAATATCTACGAAGTCTTCGAACGAGCAGTAGAAGATAGGGGGGATGGTACGGGAGAGTTCTTGTGGCCACGACAACAACGTAAGGATGGTAAGTGGTTTGGCTTTGACATTAAAATCCTAGCTAAGAAACGTGGACAGTACTTAGACAAAGGTCAGTTCCGTGCACAGTACTACAACGACCCATCTGATCCTGATAACGTACCTGTAGGTAGTGATAAGTTCCAGTACTATGATCGTAAGTTCTTAAAGCTTGACAACGGTTTCTGGTTCTACAAAGAGGCTAAGCTTAATATCTACTGTGCTGTAGACTTTGCTTTTAGCCTTAGTAAGAAAGCTGACTACACTGCTATGGTTGTTGTTGGCATTGACTCTGAGAATAACATCTACGTCTTAGACATTGATAGGTTTAGGACTGACCGTATATCTGATTACTTTGAACACATACTACAGCTATCTAATAAGTGGTCATTTAGAAAACTAAGGGCTGAGACTACAGTAGCTCAAATGGCTATTGTTAAACAGCTTAAAGAAATGATTAAGAGTCACGGCCTAGCAATCAGTGTTGAAGAGTACCGACCAAACAAAGGCAGCAAAGAAGAACGTATTGCTGCTTCGTTAGAACCTAGGTACGACAATATGCAGATGTGGCACTACCGTGGTGGTAACATACAAACACTAGAAGAAGAATTGTCTAGTCGTAATCCACCACACGATGACGTTAAAGATGCCCTAGCTTCTGCTGTTGATATGTGCATCAAACCAATGCGTACAATGCACGGCAGCGGTAAGAAGAACAATATCGTTTGGGCTAACAATAGATTTAGAGGTACGGCATAATGGCTGGAACTACAATAGAGATTAATGATATTATTAATCCTGACAATCTTGCCGTTGAGATTGCTAAACGCTGGCAGGAGTGGTCAAGTCTACGTAACAAGAAAGTGGAGGAGTGGAAAGAGCTTCGTAACTACTTGTACGCTACGGACACTCGTACTACTAGCAATGCTATGTTGCCTTGGTCTAACACTACTACCGTTCCTAAGCTAACTCAGCTAATGGACAACCTTCACGCTAACTACTTTGCTACTCTATTTCCACAGCAGAAGTGGATGAAGTTTGAGCCAGCAGATCGGTTCAGCAATAAGCGTGAGAAGATTGAAACTATCCAAGGTTACATTGAGAATAAGACCCGTCAGTCTGACTTTGTTAATACAGCATCTGACCTTTTATACGACTGGATTCAGTATGGTAACTGCTTCGCTACAGTTGATTACGAAAACAATGTACTAGAGAAAGAAGATGGGACTGTATCTGTCGTATACGAAGGCCCACGAGTAGTTCGTATTTCTCCTTTCGACATTGTGTTTAACCCTACTGCTGCTTCTTTCTATAAGTCACCTAAAGTTATTCGTAGTATTAAAACTCTAGGTGAAATTAAACGTATGGTAGAGGAAGACCCAAGCAAGGCTTACCTTAAAGATGTCTTCTCTAAGATGATTAGTGCCCGTGCATCTGTACGTGGTGCTGAGGGTGGAGTAGCTAAAGCAGATGGTTTTATTGCTGATGGCTTCTCATCTATTGAACAGTACTACGAGTCTGACTACGTAGAAATCCTTACCTTCTATGGTGACATCTACGACTACGCCAACGGAGACTTCTGGTCTAACCGTATTATTACAGTAGTTGACCGTGCCTACGTACTGGCTAACGAAGAGAACCCATCTTGGCTAGGCCATGCTCCTATCTTCCACGCTGGCTGGAGGCCACGTCCAGACAACCTGTATGCTATGGGGCCACTAGATAACCTCGTAGGTATGCAGTACCGTCTAGACCACCTAGAGAACCTTAAGGCTGATGTGTTTGACCAGATCGCCTACCCGATGATTAAGATTCGTGGTGACGTAGAAGACTTTGACTTTGAGCCAGGGGGCCGTATCTACGTAGGTGAAGAAGGTGACGTAGTTTATATGGCACCTGATACTACTGCGCTTCAGGCTGACCTACAAATATCATCTCTTGAAAACAAAATGGAAGAGATGGCTGGTGCTCCTAAACAAGCTATGGGTATTCGTACCCCAGGCGAGAAGACTGCCTTCGAAGTACAGAGCCTACAGAACTCAGCTTCTCGTATCTTTGAACACAAGACTGCTCACTTTGAACGTACTTTCATTGAGCCTATCTTGAATGCTATGCTTGAGTGTGGTCGTCGCAATATGTCTTCTACTCAATCTTTGTCTATGGTTGATGAAAGCACAGGCAATACATTCTTCCGTAATGTTACTAAAGATGACATTGTAGGTAGTGGTAAGATTATAGCTATCGGTGCTCGTCACTTCGCTGAACGTGCTCGTAGAGTACAGAACCTTACACAACTCTACCAGATCAAATCTTCTGATCCTTCGGTTGCAGTACACCTGTCAGGTAAAGAGTTTGCTCGTATTCTTTCTGATGAGCTTGGTGAACCTAAACTCTTTGGCGATAACGTAGGTGTCAAGGAACAATTAGAAACACAGACAGCAACTCAAGAAGCTGAGATGTCTAACCAAGATCAGCTTATGCAAGCACAACAGATGGGGCTTTAATACTATGGCAGATAAAACTAAAGTTGTAAAGAAGAAGAAACCATAATGCAGTCTATTTGGCTACGTAGTGCAAAGGATAAAGAAGTTCGTAAGGCTGAGGTAATGAGATACCGAGTAGCCTTTGAGGAACTTAAAGAAATTCTCGAACAACATTACATGAAACGTGATGCTGTTCGTGATTACTCCCACGGTTGGGAGTATAAACAAGTGGCTGTCAATGAGTACAATGCTGTGCTTGATGACATCTTAAATTTAATAGACCTTAACCACAAGGATTAACAATGAGTGTATTTGACCAAGCCCAACAACCAGAGGGCAAGAGTCAGGAAGCAGAGCAACAAGCTACGACTCCTGAACAACAAGAGTCCTTCTTAGCTAAGCTCGTAGCGGTAAAGGGCGACAACTGGAAAGATCCTGAAGTATTAGCCAAAGGTAAATTAGAAGCTGATGGTTATATTAAAACTCTCGAAGATCAACTAGCAGCAATGCGAGAAGATTTAGGGAAACAGGAATACTCTAAACAGTTACTCGACCAACTACAGAATAAGGCCACGTCTCCTGTCAACGTGAATAATGTAGTACCTAACAATAATAATAATGGCAGCACTGATACTGAAGGCAACACCCAGCCACAAGTAAGTGAGGAATTCCTAAAGAGCCTTGTTGACCAGACACTAACTAAACGTGACCAAGATAATACTATTAAGCAGAATCTTGCAATCGTTGATGCAGAGTTGGAGAAGTCTTACGGCACTGAAGCTGTGCAGACAATCCAGAAGAAAGCTCAAGAACTAGGTATGACAGTACAGCGTATGCAAGAGATTGCTGCTGAGTCACCCACTGCTTTCTTTGCTTTGTTAGGTGAGCAGAAAAAATCCTTTAGCCCAATGGTTCAAGGCTCTGTTCGTACCGAAGGTGTCAATATGCAACCCTCGTCAGACCGTAACTGGAACTACTATCAGAAACTACGGCGAGACAACAAGTCAGAATACTACTCACCACAAATTCAAAGACAGCTCATGAATGATAAAATGCGTCTAGGTGAGAAGTTTGGTAATTAACTCATATCTATAAAGGATAAAGACAATGGCTGGTATGTACCGCTCACAGGCTGACATGGAACGGTTGATCCGTTCTGATGTTTGGTCGTCAGAACTAAAAGAAATCTTGCGTGATGAAATGCAAGCTCAGAAGTATGTCCGTATGTTGGATGGTTTCCCAGATGGTGACACATTCCACATCCCGACTATTGGTCAAACTGTTGTAGCTGACTACACTGAAGACAGTGCAGTAGCTTACACACCAATGGATACTGCTGAATTCACATTCACAGTAGACAAATACTTGCAATCAGCTTCGTACATCACGAACAAAGCTGCTCAAGACTCGTTCTACTCTGCCCAGTTGGAAGCTCGTTTCGTACCTGAGCAAGAACGTGCTATCATGGAGCACTTTGAAGCTACTACATTTGCAGCCCCTGAAGCTGGTGTATCTGCTAACTCTGCTGAAGCAGTAAACGGTATTGCTCACCGTATCTCTGGTGGTAATGCAGGTAAAATCCAAGTCGAAGACTTTGCTTTTGCTCGTTACTCGTTGAAGAAGGCTAACGTACCTGACCAAATGTTGGTTGCTGTAGTTGATCCATCAGTTGAGTACACCTTGAACACTCTTACTAACTTGACAAACGTGTCAAACAACCCACGTTTCGAAGGTATCGTAAGCCAAGGTATCGCAACTGGTATGCGTTTCGTAGCTAACGTATACGGCTTTGACGTTTACACATCAAACTACTTGAAGTCTGCAACAGATGCTGCTCTGCTTGAAGCTGACGGCTCTACCGCAAATGACTTCTCGTCTGTAAACGGTAAAACAAACTTGTTCTTCTCTGCATCTCCTGTTGCTAACCCATTCGTGGGTGCATGGCGTCAAGCTCCTCAGGTTGACTATGAGTACAACAAAGACTTCCAACGTCATGAGTATGTGACTACTGCCCGTTACGGTGTTAAACTGTACCGTCCAGAAGGCATTGTTCGTGTTGTAACTTCGCCTACCGTATAATCTAAAGAAGTGGGTGATGCTTAAGTGTGTCACCCACACATTTTACCCCTTGACAAATTCTCCAAATGCTGTATAATTGCATTATTGATTGCACCCACCCCTAAGGATATACCCCTATGGCTAATGTTGAACATAGTACTCTAACAGACCCATACATCCATGAGCCTAAAGGTGCTTCTACAGCTACTGCTGGACAAGTATACATTGCAAATGGAGCAGGTAGTGGTGATTGGGTACAGAACCATAATTATGTTAATGGTTATATTGCCTTCGATGCTACTACTCCTGCT